CCCAGCAGAACCGATGATGTACATTTTAGTTCCATCTGACTTAAAAAAGACACCTTGTACATTAGCTTCTTGGGACGACACATCAAGGGACTTACTGTCATAGCTTCCGCTACTAATACTATACCCTACAGCACCACCCGTCACCTCTAGCTGAAACGACTGCACATTCCCTGCATTACTAATGGTGTACGTTGTGTTGGCTGCTAGTGTGTCACTGAAGTAGTTGCCTGTGGATAGGTCAATGTTGCTGCCAGTGATTGTACCAAGTGTTACCTTTGTGGAGCCCCCTACTTCTACAGCATTCTTTAGCAAAAAGTCTTTATCGTTCGCCATGTTACTTCGCCCCGTTTATCGCTTGTACTGCTTGGTAGGATGTACCACCGTCTGTCGTGCTGAATGTTAGTACGTCTGTATCACCTATAGCAGGTGACGTAGGTGCTGTGCCAGAGGGCCACTCTAGGGTGCTAGGGTAGGTGATTGTTGCACCTGTTGAACTGTTAAGTTGATACACTTTATCGTTTTGAGCCCCCGATACAAACAGTTTTACACCGTCTACAGAAAACTGAACTCCATAAGGAGTCGTATCAAGAGAACTTATGCTAAAAGTTGATCTTACACCGATAGTGGATATATCCCAAGCAGTACTAAGCGTAGAGTAGCCAACAACTTGCTCACTTGCAGCGGAACTTGGAACTGCTGCACTTATAAAGTAAAGACTTGTACCATCTGAAGTAAAAAAGAACTGACCCAAATCATAACTTAATGTAGAACTATAAGTGTAGCTTATGCTGTCGTAACTTGCAGTACTTAGATCCCAAGCAGTGCTAAGGGAGTACTGAAATATTTTTTTACCATTAGCACCGTCAACATACATCTTCGTACCATCAGGTTTAAAGAACAGCCTAACAGGTATAGAGTCTTGTGCTGATACAGACAAAGATACAGAGTCATAAGAGGCCGTGCTTAAATCCCAAGCAGTAGATAAACTGTACTGGTATACTGTATCTGTTACTGAACCTACACCATATATTTTAGTACCGTCAGATTTAAAAAATAAACCAGACATACCAGCATCTTGTGAAGCCAAACTAAAAGAAACACTGTCGTATGAAGCCGTTGTAATGTCATTGGGGTCTGTAAGAGTGTGTTGATATGCAACGGCACTATTAGACATTGTAAACAGCTTAGAGCCATCTGGTTTAAAAAAGATTCCGTTTGGCTCTGGTGTATAGGCGTAACTTTTAGAGTCGTCTGACAAGTCACTAAAGCTGTAGGTAGTTGTAGCAGCACCATCCAACAACAACGTAGCCTGACTTACAGTACCACTATCAGCAGGGTTGCTTAGGTTAATCTGAATGTCAGACGTTGGGGTGATTTCAAAGACTGAGCCAGTGGATAGGTCTAGGGTGTTGGTGGTTTGGACTGTGGAGTATTGGTAGACAGACTGGTTGGCGACTCCTGATATAAACATTTTTTCGCCATCTGATGAGAAGTGAACATCCACTGGTGTAGAATCCTGAGAGGCGACACTAAAGCTAATGTTATCAAAGGAAGCAGTAGAGACATCCCAAGAAGTAGAAAGACTGTACTGAAGCACTTCATCATCGTTTATTCCAACCACAAAAAGCACTGAGCCATCAGACTTAAAGAAAATTCCTCTTGGATCACCTTCTTGACTTGCTACAGAAAAACTTTTACTTGCATAAGAAGCGGTACTCAAGTCCCATGCAGAACTCAAGGAATACTGAAATATGGTCTGATTGGTGTTTCCACCAGCGTACATTTTTGTTCCATCGGCACTGAAAAACAAGAAGTTTACATTACTACCCCCAACTTGCGTTGCGACACTAAAGGAAACACTATCATAAGAAGCTGTAGACACATCCCATGCAGAACTTAAAGAATACTGGCGCACATTGCTAGTTTGCTGACCAACCATAAACATTTTTGTTCCATCAGACTTAAATTGAATAGACGTTGGAGAAGTATCTTGCGATGCTACGCTAAAACTTTTACTACTATACGATGCTGTAGATATGTCCCAAGCTGTAGATAGAGTGTATTGATACACAGTATCATTGACTAAACCTACTACATACATTTCAGTGCCATCAGACTTAAATGTAATCCCTCGTTGGTTAGTTTCCTGCGATGATACGCTAAAACTCTTACTATCGTAACTAGCCCCAGCTAAGTAGTACCCCACACTCCCAGACGTAACAGTACCCAAGCCCTCGTGATAGACAGTGGGCTGGATACCGTTCTTTACTTTAAAGTCTTTATTGTTTGCCATGCTTCACCTTTCCACTTGGCTGAATGTATTACAGAGTAATAGCTTTAACTGTAAATGCTGTGCTATTAGTTGATGCTGGGGTAGCTAGGATACGGACGTTACCACCTGATAAGTCTACATCAAATGTAGCTAGTGCAGTGTTAGTATTAACTTGTGCATACTCAGTAGCTACAGCAGTTGTACCATCATGTGTGATAAGCAACTCAGTGATACTACGTTCTGTAGCTGCTGAGTCATGCATCGTAATAATAGCTTTAATGCCATCATACGTTGTTGCGTTATAAGATGCAACAGTTACTTGTGTTGTAGCTGTAGTAGTTTGTGTTTGTGTGTCAAACGCTTCTACTGCAGCATTTACCCATGCACTACCGTTCCACTGTAAGTATTCACCAGACGTAGCACTTGTGATAGTTACATTGCTAATATCATTAAGAGTATTGATAGTAGGAATACTAGCATTAACCCAAGCTGAACCATCCCACTTCAGAAACTCACCTGATGATGCACTCGTAATAGTAACATTAGAGATGTCATTCAGTGTGTTAATAGTAGGGATACTCTCAGCTTGCCAGCCGTTAGTAGTGTCAAATGTAAGTACTTGCCCATCTGTAGGCGACATAGCACTGTACACATTGTCTAAGTCTTGAATGTTAGAAGGTACAGCACTCTCTTTAGCTAGTGGAAAACCACCTGTTGTACTGCCATCATGAACAACTACTGTGTTCTTAGTTGAATCTATAGTGATCTCGCCAGCGGCACCAGTGAACGTGGAATGCTCAGAAGTAGTACCACGGCGGCGTTGAATTTGTGTAGACATACTTATAATGCTCCGTAATCTGCCGTTGACGTAGGTGAGTTGTTAATAAAGCCATAATCCCCTACAGTAGCACCAACCACAGCCGCTAACTGTGCTGTACTATTATAGCTATCTTCAGCCTTAGCTGCGTAGTGTAATGCAGAAAAACCTGTAGTAACACTATCTGACAAAGTAAACTGGCTATCTTCAGGGTTAATAGCTAGCTTTTCTGCATCTGCTGCACTGTCTGCTGCCGCTGTTGCTGAACCTAAAATACCATCTACATATGTTTTAGTAGTTAGGTCAGAACCTGTCGTGGGTGTGCCAGCACCCGTAATCTTATTGCCACCCATCGCAATGGCACCTGTCATAGTACCACCAGATAAGGATAGCTTAGTTGCGATGCTTGTAGTTAATGTAGTATATACATTATCGTCATCATTGATAGCTGCGGCAATCTCGTCTAGTGTGTCTAGTGTCCCTGGTGCACCACCGATAAGGTTGTTGATAGCTGTATCTACATAGTTTTTTGTAGCAGCCTGTTGTGCTGTAGTTGGATCATTAACGTTGTCCAAGGTAGTATTAGTAAAGTCTGCACTACCATTAACAGTTAAGTCACCACCAATGCTAACATTACCTGTAGTGGTTACGCTATCTAAGTAACTGTCTGCCCAGTATGCTGATGCACTACCTAAGTTGTAGGCACTATCTGTAGTAGGAATAAGTGCTGTACTGATCTTAGCATTAATAGCTACTGTGTCAGTGTTAGCATCACCGATTACAGTATTGCCATCAATAGTAACATTACTGTCAAACTTAGCGTTGCCTGTTACATCAAGAGTACCAGCAAAGTCAGCATTAGCATCAGTGAATGTAACTGCTGTAGTTGTGTTACTCTTAAGTGTGAGGTTGCCTGAGTTGTTAGTGAATACTGCATATGTAGTTCCTGCATCTTTAAGGAAAACATCTGCACCATCTGCATCTAAAACTATATCACCTGCTACATCAAATGTCAAGTTACCTGCTGCTACAGTGTAATCGTTGTCTGTAATAATAGTGTAGTCATTATCACCAATACTTAGTGTGTCAGCGTATACTGTACCATCAAAGTACGCATTTTTGTATTCTAGTGAAGATGTACCTAAGTCAATGTCATTATCTGTAACAGGTACAATAACACCATCTTGAAATCTTACCTGCTCTACTGCAACAGTGCTTACCTCAACAAATACACCATGACGATTATTGGCGGTATCTACAGCAATTTTATTTTTAGCATCAAGATCAGCAATCAGGGGTACGTAGGAACCCTCATCGGATGTACCGTCATGTTTGTGGCCTGTAGTACCTGTAGTACTGTGAGCAAAGGCATCTCTTAATTTATCGTATTCTGAATTAATCGGCGCTGCTCTAACTACTGCAGTAGGTATAATATCAGCTACTGATTGACGTGTATAACCTGACATATTTTATCTCCTATCCCCAAGTCCATATGTAATGGTCATAGCTTGAATGGTGTGGCTTGGGTCTGTACTATTTGTAACATAGCTGACTGACATAGATTTTGCAGAACCAACAATGTTAGTAGATTCTACAGGTGAGGGATTTCCATCGTAAATATCTGTTGCATCAAATGTAGCGGCATCGTAAAAAGCTGCAGCACCTTCAGTAGACAAATTGTAATCTGATGATACACTACTTTGTGGATTACCATAATCAAAGTCTACTGAAACAACTACATTAACTACACCCTCTGAACGCATATAAGTATCTAAGTCATAAAACGTTTTACGTACCGCAGGATCATCCATATAAAAGTAAGGTGTTTGATATAGGCTAAATATTTTATTACCGTTAAAGCTTGTGCCTACTTCTTGCCGATACACATAGCCCTCAGAATCCCCGTGTATAACAAACTCTTCATCGCCTATATAACCACTTGAGGCTGTCTTTACATCTACCCCTACAAGTTGACTATACTCAAACCCCGCGCCACCTTGCCCACTTCTACGTATAGAACCTAAAATACCCAAAGAATCTTGATCAGCAAAGAACATTCTAAACTGTGACTTCTTTTTTATTACTACTGCTGTTAGGGTAGCCAAGTCTTCCTGTGCTGTATACTTTTCAAAAATAGATTGTATTGGCTTAGAAAGAGTAGCAAATTCAATATCGCCGATACGATCTGTACCTGTGATAGGCCTTATACCATCAGGCGCTAGAAAAAGTACATCACCATTAAACTCTATAACAGTATCAGGTGCAACACATCCTATGTTAGATGTTATAGTTTCAACAGCAAAGTTAGCGATGTTATCACCAGTTAAACGTTTAATATTATTAGAGCCGAATATAAATAAATTATTACGAAAAGACTTAATTTGTATAATCTCAAAGCCTACATTAATAACACCCGCACCACTAGCAGGGGTCCAGTCTGTTTCATTTACGTTTGCACTGAAGTACAAGTTGTACGGCTCTGAACTATCACCACCTAAGAATAAATGATTGTTAAACGCTGCAGCTAAACTAGGCGCAGAGGGTACGCTGCCTGTATTAAGTTGTGTATAAGTAGTACCGTCCCACGTAGCGGCAGGGTTGACTCCATCCACAACAACAAACTTAGGTGTTCCCCAATTAAAACTTTCAAACCTAACTTTACTAACACCTGTCATTGTAGGTGAGCCTGAAGTGGTTATTGCTTGCCACCCTTTAACAGTAGGGGTTGATTGCACCGTACCTGTAGCAGAAGATGTACCGCCTGTTAAAACATTGCCTGTAGCAAATATATTATCTGGCAACTTACCAAAGTCAATTACAAGAGCATCTGCTGTTTTAGATATAACTGTACCTGTAGCTGCTACTGCAGTACTATCTCCTGAACTAACAACACCTGTTACAGTTTCACCTACTGTAAAACCAGATCCTTCACCCGTGCCCAACGATACATCATAGTAGTGATTGTACCAATGTAAATAATTATTTCCTGACGTGGGTTTACGTGCAGCAAAGATGCCTTGGTTAATACTTGCTGAAACATGTACTCCCAAAACGGGTGAATTAGCTAAACCAGTTAGTTCACCGTATGCTCGTGTGTATCCGCTTATACGACGATACCCACCATCAAGGGCGGGTTCATAATTAATCATACGTATAGCTGTACCTGAAAGCTGACCCCCCTGTGTAAGAGGATCTGTATTAATTACTAATCCTCCCTGACAAGGAGAAGCAAATGTACGCAGATTATCTGGCATTATTTAGTGCCTGTATTAGAGTTAAAATGGTATCCCGTTAAAACAGTAGAAGTCACATACATAGGTGAGTCTAGTAATAAACGCCGCATGTTATCAATACCATTCTCAAACTTCTGTTGATGTATAGCTCCACCTTGTTCATTTGCCCTAAACCGCATTAAGTACATAACTGCGCCATCAACTATGACAGTGTTAAACCTATCAGGAATAATACAAGTATCATTATACACAGTTAAGTCTGAAGGAAACTTCCAATAACGGTACTCTATTTCATACGCTTCATCAGGAAGAGGTGTTACGCCAAACTTAGTATCTTGTGTTTGGTAAACTATATTAGGCGTTGAGTAGCCATTTGTACTTGAAGCGTCTTCTATAGCGCGATGGTATCTAATGTAATCATTATAAGTTATTACGGGTAATCTTCCAGGATCATTACTTGTAGATACTAGCTTCTTAATGTAAAACGTATCCCAATCTGCCTTGGAGTAGTCAGAAGGAAAAGCATAAGTTCCTACACCTGAAGATAGTGTTTGAGTGTACGTCACAAGAGTAAAAGGCCACTCCTGTGAGGTTTGCAATATCTCTCTTATACTAGCATTTACGGCATCCTTAGCCAATGCTTGTAGGTTACGTACATCAGAGAAGCCATTGCCCCCTGTGTCTAACTGTACTTCATTCATGCGGCGAAGTACTTCATTTACAAGTGTTACATACGTAGCCATTAAAAAACCTTACATTTTAAATGTGCTGAAGGGCCAGCCTCTTGACAAAGCCAGCCCAACAGTCTATGTAATATTAAGCAGCGTTGTAACGTGCTGTTACAAGTGCTTCTGGGCGAAGAATTTTTCTTCCGTAGAGGTGCATACCACGCACGATGTCTGCGAATGAGTCAGGATCACGATAGTTCTCGACTTTGTTGATCTGCTCAGCAGAAGCAACAGCATCGTCCTGTCCAGCAACGACAACACCATAGTTATCATCCTGTGCAGTTGCACCTGAAGTTCCTGGTCCAGTACCCGCTGAAGGCAAGTTATTTGAAACATACACACGGAAACCGTGTAAGTTATTCAATACCAAGCCGTTCATCAAGCCATTGCCACCCCAATCAGATTGCAATAGACGTGAATCTTCGTCTTTCAAGATCTCCATGAACACAGGATCAACAACAATCCACCGTCCACGTGAGTCTACATTTGCTACGTCCATTGTACGTGCCATACGTGCTACCACCGTTAGTGGTGAAGTCGTTGTGGTTGACAATGCAGTCGCGCCTGGAAGACGTGAGGTTAGTGGGATTGAGTCACCTGTTGTACCTGCAGATGCTGAAGTTGTGATGTGACCAATGTCAGCCATAGTAAGATGATTGGCAGTCAAAAATTCACCAGTCAAGTTACCTGCTGTGTCATGCTGTGCGTCGCCAGATGTTGTCGTAATCAAAACACCAGCGGTTGTGTGGCCTGACATGTATGACAGAATGTCTGCGTCCATTGCGTCTGCCATTTTATATGCTGCACGATCAGCAGCAAGGGAAACGTAATCAACACTTGAGAATTGATCTTCAATGTCATCCATTTTGAAAGCAAAGTAGTTAGCTTTGTCAATGGTGAGTGAGAAGTCCTCGTCATTCAGGTCTTCAACGCTGATAGCAGTTTTACGCTCAAGAGCGTTGACTGTTACATCAGGCTCTTTCTGGATGCGAACCACATCACCTTGGTTTGCAATCTCGCCAAAATAAGAGTTGTTCGTGATTGCATTTGAGACAGCCGCCTTGCGTAGAGCGATCTGTGCTTGTTTGGAATAGATAATCGGGCTGAAGTTGCCGTCAAATCCAGTTTTGCCAGAGGCAAGTGCTATAGCCATAGTTAATTTCTCCTTATAGATATGGCGTGAAGTTTGACACTACATATCCACTAAAGAGGCTCATCATTTCAGGGTAGTCAGCTATGCATCAAGGATGGCCTTCCTATCAGCGCTGGGCCTTTACTCAGAGGTAGTTCTTTGTTGTGGCTAGTGCTTATAAAAGCATACACACTTATTTGGTGTATATACTATAGTTTTACTTATGATTGTTTTCTTGTCAAGTTATTTCTTAGATATATCATAAATAAACTTACCAGAGCGCTGAGCTTCCATAATCTCTTCCATGCGCTTCTCATATTCTTTAATAGACATTTTAGCTACTTGTGATTCTCGTATGTAACCCGCAGCCTCGTCGTAGTCAGGTGTAGCTGTACGCTTTGCCATCACAGAAGTTGCTGCACTTTTGTCGCTACTAGGTTTCTTAGGTTTAGACGAGATACCTTTGTCAACTTTATATAGGTCAATCACACGAGCTACAGACTTAGCGTCTTCTATGTTTTCATACAGAGCATCCTGCACCCACTTAGGCTGTTCTTTAGCCCAATCATGGAAAGTATCATCTGTACGAATAGCATCAAAGTCAGGATGTAATGCAGCAAGTTCAGCTTCGGCCTTTTCACGTTTAGCTACGATGCGTAACTCTTCAATCTCTTTTAGCCTACCGTCAAGATCAGATGAACGCTCTCTGGCCTTCTTATCTGCTATAGCTTCGACAATACCCGCTACATCAGGGTACTTCTTAGCCCAAGCCTCTACCTCGTTTTCTGACTTAGGTAGTACAAGCTCATTCTTAGTAGCTGCGTCAAGTTGCTTCTTTAGCTTTTCAATCTCTTCTTTATGTTGATCTGCTGTCTTCTGCATGTGACGCTGAATGTCAGCATATCTTTGCTTGAACGTCTTCTCTTCAGCACTTAAGCTATCATCGCTTTCTTGTGCTTCAGCTTTAGGTTCTTCTTTTTGTTTGGCACTACTCTCTGCCTGTACTGGCTCTGCGCTAGGCTTTGGGCTACGGGGTTGCGCTTCAGCAACTTGCTCTTCTTCTTCTTGTGCTTCTTCATCTTGAATAACACCTGCCTGTTTAAGCAGTTCCCTTAGTTCTGCCTCATCTTGTGCGACACGATTAGCATTACGTTGATGTGACGCAGAGTTAGTTTGTATTAATTGAGTTTCAACCATTTCTTACTCCTTATGTTGGGGCCAGTCGTAACTGGGTATCCTTATAGTTATATGGATCGGGTCCAATAATTTTAGGTAGAACCACTTGGGTTAGAATTATTTTGCTCATCTTCAGCAGTGTTTGTAGAATAGGATTTACCTTTATATTCAAAAGTACCACCTGCACCTTGTTCAGCACGTGCTGCCGCAAAGGCTTCACCAAAACTCTGGGAGCCTGAGCCACTAGAATCAGATTGAGTACCGTTACCAGAACTAGAGCCAGGCCTTGACCTTGGTCTTGGTGATTCATCTGGTGTAGTGTCGTCTGTTGTGTAAGACCCTGTATCTGGGTTATATGTATAACCCCTTGGAGCGGCATCTTCCATAGCTTTAATATCAGCAGGATCAGTAGGAACAATAAACTTAGAACCCGTATCACTTGGCTCTGTATCGACTCTTGATTTTCTACTATCTAATTCTGCTTGGTACATTTCTATTTGTTTTTGCGTGTTAGTTGTTCCTGCCAACATATTTATGCCAGCAATAATTGGTATGCTATCTATAAACGAAGAAATCTTGCCTTCTGTTGTCGATTTATCTTTAAGCCCTTGAATCCTACCTTCCAATTCTTCAATAGACAAATTGCTATAATCTGGAGGTTTTCTTTCTGGTGGGTCTTTATCATCTCTATCTCTAGAAGAATCATCAACTTTTTTTGCCTCTGGTTTAGTTTGTGTTCCTTCTAGGGTATAGCCTGGCGGTATCATAGCCATAGGCTCTCCGTTAAAAAACGGGATAGTAATTTTCATACCTTGATCATTTACGTACACAAGATATTCTAGGCCACCAACAAAGTCAGGACCACTAGGTCTGAACTGTGTTATATCAGGTTGCTTGATATATTCAGGGAAGTTTAGACCTCCTGCTTGGAAACCCATAAGACCTCCTTGAGCAGCCCCCGTTTGAGTTCGTGATAAGTCTTGCAGCATCATAGCCGCAACCTCTTCATCCGAGATACCACTATCGCCTTCTACTTCAACAGGCTCCCCACCGATACGACCATTAGCTTCCATTTCAGACATACCAATCTTGGCCTGTTCACGTAGATCCTCAAAGAACTTCATGCCATAGTAACGTAGAACATCAGCAGGGACAACATATTCACCTTCACTTAACATTGCAGGTATGTCATCACGTACTTCTTCTGGTAGAGAACCTGGTGGTACTTCATTGCCTGACACAGGATCTACTTGATTGCGCCGTGTCTTAAATACTATTTCTGTTTGATCGTCTTCATTTAATGCCATTAACTTTGTCCCTTAAATACATGAGTCTACGTAAAGCACGTATACCTCCCTGTGTTTGGTATATATCATTTACATTCTCAGACTGTTCCAAGCGTTTGTGTAATTCTGCTATTTGATTATTAATCTCTTCACAGAATGCGTCCCATTCTTGTTTATTATTTACGAAAGACTTAAGCGACATTACCTGAGAATCCTTGTTCTCCTGGTGCTGGTGCTACTCCTGTACCTATAGTTCCACCACCTGCTCCTGTCTGATCTTGTGCTACCGCACCTGCTGGTAATGCTGCACCTTCTTGTCCTACTGGCGCTGGTCCACCTGCAGCTTCAGGCGGTGGTGGAGCAGGTTGTTGGAACCCTTTAAGAATCTCAGCTTGGATAGCTGCATCCTGCATAGAGTTAGTAACTTTGTTAGGATCAAGGTCCATGCTCTTAGCGATCTCACGAATGATGTAATCCATCTTAGCAAAGGGTGCTAGTGCTGGGTTCTGTACTACACCCAAGAATTGCATTAGGCGCTGGGAGCGTACTTCGTTAGCCATGAGGCTTTCTGTGCCGTTAGCCAGAACCTCTAAGTCGCCCTTAATGTCTTCATCAAAGTCAAACTGCATATTAAATGCAAAGAAGGCACGTCCCATAGGTGCTAATAGATAGTCATCTACATTTTTAACAACGGATCGTATAGAGCCATTAGCTGCAGACATAAGCATACTAATACCAGAAGCAGTCCTTCCCACTCCCGATACACCCGTCTGACCGTGTGCAAACGATGGAAAACCCGTGGATTCATCAGCTAAAACCCTAGCTTTATCAAAGAGTTGCATATTCTCTGCAGCCACATTGGGGAACTTAGTACCAAATATAGCTTGACCCGGCGCTCCACCTTGTCTACGGAACACCTTGCCTGGATACACTGATAAGTCTTGTCCTGGTACGAGGTTTGTTTCATCTATCTCAATCAGTAGGTTACCAGATAATACAGCATTGTCAACAGCCATTCGCATGAAACCGTTCATTAATGTTTGTGTATCATCCATGTTTTCTGCAATGCCTACACCAAAGAAGCTGTATGGGTTGTGCTCATACGGTACAGCATAGTAAGGAATACGTGATGGTTTGAATGGGTTTAGCACACAGCGTATAATCTCACCGTTAACAATCCATATATTAGCATTTACTTCTGGTAGATCACGTAAGTCACGTGGTATGTTAATCCCATTCTCTTCTAGTAAATCTGTATCAACAAAGCCCCAGAACTCTAACACCTCCCAGCGCTCACTGTCAGAAGGACGTGTATCATCATCCTCCATCTTCATTTCCCAGTGCTTACGCACATAGTCAGAACCTTTATCAATGGCTAGCTGAATTGAGTCATCAATAAAGTAAGGACGCCCACGTAGAGCACGTAGCTGATTACGGGACATCTTGTGACGCTCTACTACATACTCTGCGTCATCCATGCTTGTAGATTCAGGATCAGGATAAAAGTTCCACACAGATACGTGATTAGTAGAAGGAACAGTCTTGATTAAAGGATCGTAGTCACCCTCTTCATTCCAGTTAGGATACTCTTTATCTACAGCAAACGGACCCTTCATAACACCCGTGCCTAGCAATGCCATCTCAAATGCCATGCTACGTAAATGCTTTGATGCTCCGCTTTCGTTTAGTTGATCGTGTATTTTCTTTTCCATCTTCTTAGATGCTACCATAGCAGGATGGAAGGTAACGCTTGTAGGTGTAGTGCCATCACCCTCAATAATCTTATCACTTACAGGGGTTAGCTTTCTTTCAAGGCCACCCAAGCGCTTCATAAGAGAAGTACGTGTCTCACCAGGTTGTAGCTTTGTATCAGGACCAATCAAGTAAGGCTTAGGTAATTCTGCGCCAAAGGCTTCTGCTAGTGCTCCTTGCGCTGGGCCAGCATTAGGATCAACGTTAATGTGTACGGATTCTGCCACACCATCAGGTAAAACAGAAGGTTCTACAGATAAAGGAAACTTGTTGTTACCAAAGAGTACATCTACAATCTGCCCATAAGCTGCGAGGGTTTTAGTCTTAGTAACCTTGACAAACATCTTAGATTTTTCACTAGACGTAAACTGTACCTCTGGACCATATATGCCACGGTAGTTTCGATAAGAGCGTAGCCAGCGTTCCTCATCACCTAGTCGCGCATCCTCTGCACGTTTAAAGCGATCATTTACGAATGTTACAATGCCGTTCAAGCTAGCAAACATATTGTCTTCACTAGATTCTGCAGCTACTACTTCGTCTGTCTCAAAGGAAAGATCGTCTATTTCTGCCATTGCTTAGTATCCCAACTATTATGTTTATTATGTTTAGCTAGATTCATGCTTGCTGGCAGAATAGCTAAGTTCCACGGAACATGAAGTCCACATACATCTACACCTTGTAAGGGTATTATATGATCCACGTGGTGTGCTTTTCCTGTACGTTCTGTTATTTTAGCACAGGCTTTGTATATCGTATTTATATCATTTAACTGTTTCTCAGTCAACCAAGAAGGTGTAGCTTTTAGTTTAGCGGCTCTGCGTAAGTTAATACTAGAGTTGTATTGGCCTTTATTCTCTAAGTAATGCTTCCTTCTATATGCTTGCCTGTACTCTTTATTATTAGCGTACCAATCTGAAGCCCTTTTAATAGCTGCTTCTTTATTGTTAGTGTAATGAGACTTGCTTTTGTTAGCACTACAGACCTTGCAATAAGAAGTATGTCCATCCTTTTTAGACTTGTCTTTATAGAACAAATCTAAAGACTTAGAGTTATTACACTTAATACATTTCTTCATTGTATCAATAGCCAAAAGTTGAGTCTGACATCTGAAAACCTGCATTCTGCTGAGTGGGCGAAAAGTCCCATATTGAGCTACGGGGTCTAGTCATTATACCATACCTTAATGCATCATATAAGTGGTCTTCTGCATTTGTGTCTACGTCTTCAGGGTTCTTCTTGTCTAAGGGTATTGAAGGTATCTGTGCTATAGTGTTAGTGCAGGTGGAAAAGAACACAAGGCGAGGCTCTTCAGTGAACTCATCCACCTGCAAACGGCGGTGTATCTCATTCTTACCTGCAACCCTTGACCCACGAGAGCGATCTGATGGACGCCATCTGCATCCCTTCATATTCATTTGCTCTGCTAGTGAAGGGCCAGTGTCACCTCTTTTATGCCAGAGGGAAGAGTCCAACACGCCGTACCTAATAGTTCCATCTTTATATTCTGCTTCTAGTATCATATCAGCTAAATCTGTAGCCGTAACCTTAGAACAATATAACTCTCTGTAGACAACCAACTGCTCACTTGGTGTGACAGCGAACCATAGTACTCCTGTATAGGAGCCGTAACCATAGTCGCAAGCTCTAAACTTAGGCCAGGAGTCAGGGATGTCGATAGGTTCAACAACGTGTATACTTCTGTTAAATTCAGGGAAAGCTGCTCCTTCGTTAATATCCCAGTTACCCTCTAGTAGTTGCTTGCGCTGATGCTCTGGAAGCGAGAGTAGCATTGCTTCGTAGTCACCAGTGTCTGCTAGATAAGGGTTGTCAAACAGACTAGCAGGAATAAACCTACGTTTAAATAGGGGTTGCCCTTCACGACTATGACCAACAGGAAACCTAATAGTCTCACCAGTTTCTATGTTTGTAGCCCAAAAAGGTTTACCCGAAGGCGCTGGGTCTATAAACATTTTTTTAACCCACTGGTGTCCGTTTCCCCCAGGGTTGGTTGTAGCCCTCATGTACAAGCCTAGCTCTGTTGATGCAGACCTCAAGCGGCTTCGCATGTAGTCCCACGCATATGGGCTAGGCCACTGCGTAAGCTCGTCAAAGCCTATCCAATTAAACGCTTGACCTTGGTAGCGAGTGACGTCCATATCTTTGTCGAGGTAGGACATCCATAGTCTACCCCCTCTGGGTGATACCCATTGAGACTTTCGTTCAGACCATTTGATATTGGGTATAGCCTTGGGATAAAGCTCTTGCGATTTTTGAATAAGTTCACGTAATTCTTCCGTTGTATGTCGTACAAGTAGACCACTAAAGTTAGGGTCATTTAAACCGTGGAGTGGGTCAGCTAACATGGCATACGACTTGCCGCCACCTGCTGCCCCTCCATAAAGTACTTCCCTTTCAGATGCGCTTAGGAAGTCTGTCTGTGGACCTGGGTTAGGCTTAAACACTACTTCTTGTGCAGTGTCAACATCAAACTCAGGTGCTTTTACTTCAGCAGGAATACGCTCTACAAGTATAGGCTCACTCTTCTGGGGGTATGATTCTGTATGCGCCGATACTTTCTTCTTCGAGCTTCTTGATTTCCTGTAACGTCTTTTCGAGCCTCCTGGCAAGCTTGCGTTTAATTGAAGCTGCTTTCTTACGTCTTCGCTCAATGTCTACCCTTTGCTTTAAACCCGTTGTTGAGATATAACGGCCTGTCTGTTTAGTTAACCATATAGCAACTTCTTTGTAACTATACTGTTTTATGTGCCGCTTTGCAAGTTCTAATGCTTCTAACTCATGTGCTATTGGGTCTAATAGTCCTTCATTCTCAGGGTGTACTCTGTAGCCAAATGGCACGGTGCTTGTTGATCTCGCTATTACGTGCCACTCTCTCTCCTCACCTTTGTGTGGTTTGGGTAGCTCCCAATACCCCAAAGATTCACGGTTCATTTAATTACTCGTTTTTACCTTCCTTGGATGGCAGGATAAATACGCCACCACTACTTGACCCTACATCAATCTTATCAACTTTACCAAGTCCTGCACGATCAAGTAAATCTTTTGCTGCCGCCATCTTATCACGTATACCTAGTTCAGTAGGATCATACAAAGCATTAGTCATAGCCATTGCAGCTTTAGGTGCTGTACGCGCAAACCATGTACGTGTTTTATCCGCTATTTCATCCTTAAGAGATTCAACAATACTTGTAGTAGATGAACCCTCACCATACCCTGCAAGTTTCTTAGCTGCGACAACATCTCCGTTGGCCTCATCAAATAAGACCTCTAAAAACTTTTGTTGCTTTTCTGTTAACTGTCTTGCCATTACCTAGTTCCTAACCACACAAATCCAAACAAAGCGCCTGAACAAAGTATAAACAATATAATACCTAAAGTCCACTCTATTATTTTTTGTTTAATTTCCATTTGCCTGTGTTCGTGTTCTCTCTTCTGCTTACGTAAGTCTGCTTCTATCTCTAGTATTTCTTGCCACTTTGATGGGCCATACATAACCGATATGTAGTCTTTTAGCTCCTGCCTCATGGAAGCAGCCTTCTGTTTGGCTGCAAAGATTTCCATAGCTTGAGCCTGTACTCCACCACCCAGTGCTTTGTACCACGGTGGCTTTTGGTTTTGGCGATCTGCAAACTCTAAGTCTGCTATTGCACCTGCCCACTTAGAAAGCTGACCGCCCATGTCCTGCAGATCTTTGCCAACGGCTATGCCTTTTTTTAAAGCGTTGAAGGCAATAGTGGCCCCGCTAAGTATAGTAAATGGGTCCACAAGCCTCTCCCTCTTGCTAGACTATTCTTCGTTTACAACTCTACGTATGTCGCCACGGTTAATCCCTATGTCTCTCAGATCTCTGTCTGACATAGCGTATAGTTGCATCATGGCAATACGCCGATTCGCTTCCTTCTGCCTTGCTTCAATTAAAGCTTTAAACACTTCAACCAACCAAGTCTTAAAATTAACGGCCCACTTTGATGATTCAGAAATTATTAGTTCCATGTCCATTCTCCTTATTGTTAGGACGCTAGCTCTGCTAGCATTATGAACATAGTTATACTAAAATACTGGGCCTTTTAAATTGCTATATTGGAATACCCGTTATGAAATTCTATTAGGATTATAATGCTCTTCTACAGATATTGTGACACCCATAGTACCGCCACCATTAAATACAGTTATCCTGTCACCTGAATGTAAGTGCAACCTATCAGATGTAATCATATTGTAAACATCATTACCTGAAATAGATTTGTTATTAACTATAGTATAGTATGCGTTATCTTCTTTATGATACCACTGAATAGAAACATTATCTGTAGATGAACCCCCGTTACTTACATGAAGAAAGGTAATTATAGCATCATAGTTATTAGGGCAGGTGTATAAAGTTTGACTACTTGCCCCACCTGCAGTAGCTGTAACAGCAACACTTTCAGTTGCTGTGTTATAAGTTAAAGCTACCATATTATTTTTTCTTTAACGTTTTTTTAACGGTCTTAACTACCCAAGCCTCATTTACATCAGGTGTATCGGGATCATCAGCGATGAAATGTCCATTCTTGTCACGTGCTCGTACCATTTCCAGAGTTTCTTCATATTCAGATTCCTCCTTCTTGGCTTTCTTAGCACTTAGCTTTTTAGGCGCTGCTTCTACTTCTTGACAGATCCTAGTTACATTAGGGTCTTTACACTGTACGTTACCATAGGCATCTTCTGCCGCTGATTGATTACCAAAAGAATCCCTAACACAACCAGCTTCATCTACTGTGTAACCGTGTGCTTCTAGTGCTTCTTGGTATTTATGATAAAACTTGTTTGACATTAACTGCTCTTCTTCTTTTTCAGAGGGCGCTCTGCTGGGTTAGACGCACCACAAGCTAGACCACCATGTCCGTAGCCCATACGCTTTTTAGCCATGCCGCCACCCATCATGCCCATCTTCTTCTTTTTAGCCATACCACCATAGCCGTAGCCCATCTTCTTAGCTACTTCTGGTGCTTCTTTCTTTAATGCTTTCATTCCTTCGTTCATCATTCCACCTTTGTTCATGTTGTTGTGATAACCTGTGTAGTTGCAATGAGAGCAACCCTTTCCTTTACACTTAGGACACTTAGTCTTAGCCATATTACCGATCCTCTAAGCTACTACAAAGTCTACATACTCACCCTGTCTCTGAGGGTATATCTTATTCATGTTATGAGGGTGATACGTATATGCATCCGTATATTTATACTTTTCTACTTTTTTATCTATGGCTTTAGCAGATTCCTCTACACGCCTAGTAGCCTCATTTTGTTGAGGCACCTTATCGAAAGGCATTTGAGGTAACGGCAAGTAGCCTAACAAACCTAAGTTTACATCCATACGTTTAACATTGCAACTACAAAAGAAGCCATTGCACCAAACAATACAATACCAGGAAAGTATTCATATGTCCACTTAGCTGACTTCATAGTAATCTCTCTCCAGTTCTGTCTTTTTACCCAGCGCCCCATGTCCCACAACAAACTAGCTAACGTATATGCTGAACCTATTATGTTCCACATGAAAGTTACAAACGTTTAGTTATTGATGTAGGTATGTCTATAATAGTGTAGCCCTCTTTGTCTTTGTACACTTCAGGCTTAGGTTTCTTTTTCTTAATGTACTTCTTATCTACTGGCACATCCCCTAGCTTTCTAGGTAAAAGATGTTGGAAGTTTCTAGTGTTAGAACCCATTATGTTCTTGTACTTCATATTACTTCTTGCCTTTCTTTACCATGCCACCCCTAGCGGCTCTAAACTTAGCGGTCTTCTTTGCGATGCCTTTAGGTTGAGCCACATGCTGCTTACCTGCCTTCGTGCCTTGTCGTTTAGCTCTGGTTGTAGCGGCATACTCACTGCTGCTAAGAGACTTAATAGCCTTAGCAGGTAAGTAACGCTCACCAGTAGCATCACTGCCTTGCGTAGAGGGTTTACCACTCTTAGTACGCCAATCTTGTTTAGTCCATGCCTTGAGAGACTTCTGGGGAGCCTTCATGATGTGTAGCCCCCACCTTTAGCTTTATACTCTTTAGCTACCATCTGAGCTTTACGTGCTGACCACTCACCAGGCTTACCACCCTTGTCACCTGCTTTATACTTTGCAACAAGCTTCTTACGCATAGTAGGCTTAGTGTAGTTACCTGCAGCGTTTACTGTGGAACCACCCTTACTGTAACCACTGGCATAGATAGCTCTACCTTGCTTTTCAGCAGCAGCCTTGGTCTTGTAGACTTTACCAGTCTTACCCCAGCGATAACCACCTTTTACTTTTTGTACAGGCATTACGTACTAACTCCCGCTTTAACTTTGTGGCAGCTAGGTATAGCAATCATGCCTTGCTTCGTTAGCGCCTCACCAAAAGCTATAACATCATCTATACAAGCTTGCTCTGTAGCAAAAGGCTGACTCTTTATCATAACCTTACAAGAGAATACTGTAGGGTCAGAACAAGCTAACATGATTGCAAGCCACATCACCACTTCACTTTATCTGCCCAGTATGCTGCTGACATCTTTCCTTTAGATATATTCTTAGCATGGCGAGCCTTAAAAGACTTGCGCCTAGCTTTTTGTTTAGCTGTAGAGGGAGACTTTCCTGCCCCACTAACACCTTGCTGACCAAAGCGGATAATCTTTTCTTTGCCATTCTTGCAAGCCTTTACTACGTGTGACTTAGTTTTATGCTTAGGAGTACGCTTAGGTTTGTTACAAGCCATACTCTTCTTGGATACAGGTTTAGCCATACTCTCGTTCTCGCTCTGGGTCTAACACTTCATCCCTACTGAGATGTCCCTCTAAGTACATAGCTCTCTCTACGTGATCTAACGTGTACCACTCACCAGTACGGGAGTATATAGCTTCTCTAACGTAGAACACATCGCTCTTAGGTATGTGTACCTTACGCATAGCAGTAGGGTCATTGTTAGCAAGAGCATCATAGAAGTCTGTTAAAACATCTTCACTTGCATATAGTTGTACAGGTTTGTTAGGCATTGTCAAGAAAAAAGATACATGTAAATACGTAAAAAAAGTACGTACTGCAAGTAGCTACAGGCTACACTGTAAAAGTTACAGAGAGGAGGGAGAGGAGACACACCGTTACAACATAACTGTATCTACTCACAGTACGTAGTCACATAGTATTATTACTTATTGTGTTTTTGTGACTATGTGTAGTATAACATTAATGTTAAAACTATGTCAAGTACAAATATTAATATTATTACTAATATAAGTAAATTATTATTATAGTTACTATAGTATGTTTTAACTATTATAGTTTTTACTATTATTATAGTTACTATAGTATGTTTTAACTATTATGTGTAACTACTCTTAAGTGTTATTACTTAATAAAGTTTAAACTATTATGTTATACTTACCCCCTTTCCCCCATAGTTATACAAATTGTCAAGCCTCTGTCAAGCCGCTTTTCTGCGTGTTACATAAAAAAGTGATGTAATTGTAACAAACTGAAACATAATGTTACTAATATCTGTTACTGGTTGGAAAAACCCCGTGTGTGTAACTGTACATATACGTATAACGTACACCCCCGCCGTGGCCCCTGCCCCTCCCCTATCGCGTTCTGCTAAGCTGCTGAAAACATTAAGCTTTCTACCTCTAGTTGTACCCTGGATTTAAATACAATTTTATTCTAGGTAGTAGATATGCTGTTATGTTATTGATTTTATTATGTTTTACTAGTGATATGGCTTCATTAGTTTTGTATATATGTAAAAATACCCTATCCCTATTTTGGCTTGTGATCACAAACAAAAGAGACGTGC